TATTTGATGAGGCAGCTCTGGCTGACGGAAGAGACGCATTTAATGTTGCCCTCAGACCAACGTTGGACAAAGACAATTCAAAGGCTATCTTTATAAGTACGCCTAGAGGAAAGAATAACTGGTTTTCAGAGTTTTTCTATAGGGGATTTCAAGATGACTTCTCGGAATGGGCTTCTATTAGGGCTACTTATAAGGATAATCCGCGCATGTCTGAAATGGATATTGCGGAAGCTAGAAAGTCTATGTCCGAGGCCGAATTTAGACAAGAATACGAAGCGGACTTTAATACTTACGAAGGTCAAATCTGGACTTTCAACCACGAAGGCTGTATCGGAAACTTTGAAGAAATCGATGTATCAAAAATGGACGTATTTGCCGGACTCGATGTGGGTTACAGAGATCCGACGGCTTTTTGTGTAATCGCCTACGACTGGGACGAACAGCAGTTTTACTTAGTGGATGAGTACCTTGATGCGGAGCAAACTACTGAGAAGCATGCCAAGGAAATACAAGGCATGATTGACAAATGGAATATAGACTATATTTATATTGATTCCGCTGCACAGCAGACCCGTTTCGATTTTGCTCAGAACTATGACATATCAACTATTAACGCAAAGAAATCAGTTTTAGATGGAATTGCACAGGTAGCAGGAATAGTGGACAATGATAAATTACTTGTTGATCAGCGATGTAAAGAAACATTGTCTGCGTTGGACCAATACCAATGGGACCCCAATCCTAACCTAATGAAAGAGAAACCGAAACACAATTACGCATCTCACATGGCCGACGCGTTACGGTATGCATTATATTCATTTGAGACGTCAGCAACAAGTTTTTAGGACACCTGGTCAAAAATAGTTATTGACATAGTACCTCAAACTAGATATAATTCTCTTACTGAAAATTAGAAAATCAAAAACCCGATGGCTGAACTGAAACGTGATATAGTAAAATATATCCGAGACAAAGCGAAGAATAAGTACGAGAAAGGATCAGAATGCTATATTTGCGGGGCAAACACACAACTTGATTTTCACCACTATTACACCTTAGCCCCTTTAGTACATAAGTGGCTTCGAGAAAACAAACTAGATCCAAAGTATATTCTCGCAATCCGAGAAGACTTTATAGAGGAACATCACGACGAGCTATATGTACACACTGTTACTCTATGTCATAATCATCACCGACAACTTCATAAAGTATACGGTAGAGACCCTGGTTTAGGAACAGTACATAAACAAAAACGCTGGGTAGAGATACAAAGAGAAAAACATGGCATGGTATGACAGGTTCTTAGGCCGAAAAGAAGAGGATATTTATGAAAAACTAAATCCTGTTCAACAGTATTTTGGTACAGAGTCACAATCTTCTCGTGAGCATACTCAGAGCTATGAAAAGTACTATGAAACTCTAGAAATTGTTAACCGTGCAGTAAATATGGTTGTTGATGATTGTGCAGAAATACCTGCAGTTATACAGCCTATTGGAATGTCTGGAATTGTAAAAGGAATAAAACGTTCAAAAGTTCAAAAACTTATTAATGAGGAACCAAACTTATTCCAAGACATCAGTTCCTTTAAGCGTAATTTAATTACTGATTATTTACTTGATGGAAATATTTTTATTTATTATGATGGTGCCCATCTTTACCATATCCCTGCCTCCGATGTTACAATTCATGCAGACGCAAAAACATTTATAGAGAAGTATACCTACGCCGAAGTAGACTATTCTCCTGATGAAATTATACATATAAAAGAAAATTCTTTTCATGATATATACAGAGGAGTTTCAAGATTAAAACCTGCTGTTCGTACTATGTCTCTAATGGCAAATATGCGGCAGTTTCAAGATAATTTCTTTAAAAACGGGGCTGTGCCAGGACTCGTTTTAAAAAGCCCTAATACTTTGTCCGAGAAGATCAAAGAAAGAATGCTTCAATCCTGGCAAGTGAGATATCAACCTACAGCAGGAGGTAGACGTCCTTTAATTCTGGATGGTGGTATAGAAATAGATGCTATTTCAAATGTTAACTTCAGAGATCTAGACTTCCAGACTTCTATAGCTGAAAACGAAAAGATTATATTGAAGGCATTAGGAGTACCTCCAATTTTACTAGATTCGGGTAATAATGCAAACATACGTCCAAACATGAGGATGTACTACTTAGAGACAATATTACCTATAGTAAGAAAAGTTAACTTTGGACTAGAAAGATTTTTTGGTTTTAGTGTAAAGGAAGATATTACTAATATTCCGGCTTTACAGCCCGAACTACGCGACCAATCTCAATACTATACCTCATTAGTAAATGGTGGGGTTATAAGTGTAAATGAAGCCAGAGAGCAATTAGGCTTCGAGATGTTAGACGGGCAGGATGATGTAAGAGTCCCTGCAAATATTGCTGGAAGTGCGGCTAACCCGGATGAAGGCGGAAGACCTGTTGAGGAGTCAGAGGAATGACAGAAAAAAAGAAAAAGCTACATGAAAAACATAGGATGTTAGCCTTGAAATACTTTGCAGAGACTTCTGTTAAGCAAGGGTATCTTATAAGCAAGGAAGATGCGTTAAAAACCAAATGGATGGACGAATCTTATCTTGATGATGAGGTTTGGTTTGGAAAATGGGAAGACATCATGAAGTCTATGAAGTCTGTATATACAGAAACCATGAATCTGAAACCAAAAGCCAAAGCGGCCCCTAAACCTAAAAAGGAGGGCTCGGGAGGAGAGAATGGAAAAAGTATTTAATTTAACCTCTACTTTTAAGTCCCATACCGATGAGGATGGAAGTATAAAAATTCGAGGTATGGCCAGTACAACTGATTTTGATCGCGCGGGCGATTCTATTTCAGCGGATGCGTGGACTAAAGGTGGGTTAAATAACTTCGAGAAGAACCCTATAATTCTTTTCAATCATGATTACAATAGACCGATTGGTAGAGCTACTAAAGTAAAAGCTACTGATGGAGGTCTTGAGTTAACGGCAAAAATTAGTAAGGCGGCTAAAGATGTAGCCGAACTAGTTAAAGACGGTGTCCTTGGAGCCTTTTCTGTTGGTTTCCGAGTCAAGGATGCTGATTATATAGAGGAAACCGACGGATTAAGAATAAAGGACGCTGAGTTGTTTGAGGTATCGGTGGTATCTGTACCTTGTAACCAAACAGCTACTTTTTCACTGGCGAAGTCCTTCGACTCCATGGAGGAGTACGAAGATTTCAAAAAAACTTTCACTAATAGTGACGGGGCGCAAGTCCAAAAGGAGATAACGATGTCTGAAGAGACACAACAACCCGTTGACTTGGAAGCTTTTGCTAAAAAAGTAGCTGAGGAAACTGCTGCTAAAATTGCAATGAAGCAAGCCGAGCAAAAAGCAGCCGATGAGGCTGTACAAAAAGAAGCTGCTGAAAAAGCTGCTGCGGAAGCAGAAGCTAAGGCTCAGCAGGACGAAGAAGTCAAGACGGCTATCAAAACTGGCGTAGAGTCAGGAGCTGACCGTCTTGTACAAGACATGCAAAAAGAATTCGAAGCTGCAAAAGCTGAAGAAATCGATGAGCTTGTTAAGAAGTATGAAGCCGACGTTAAAGAGAAGGCCGACGAACTCGAAGCTATGCGTAGCCGTAAGTTTGAGTTTGGTTCTCAGAGCAAAGAAGACTTTGCTAAAGATGCTTTGCACGCCAAAATCCTTGGTGCAATTACCAAGAAAGGCTGGGATACCGACTACGGTAAGGAAGTCTTTGAGAAGGCAGGTGTAGATTTTGGTACAAGAACTTCCTCTGGTAACGTTGACGTTACTGTAAGCCAGCAGTTTGAGGCAGAAGTTGCACTTGAAACTAAACTTCTTCCCTTATTCCGTGAAATCGCTGTAAGTTCCGGAGCAACTGTATTACCTTTCGCGGCAGATGCAGCTGGGGCAACATGGACTGGACCATTTGATATTGATACTGCTGATCATCGTCTTGATAATGGCGGAACCAATGGAGACTGGGACGTTACTACTAATGTTCTACAAACCGAGCGTTTGGCAGCAGGTACCTATATTGATAACAATATAGATGAGACTTCTTTAGTTTCATTCCTGCCAATGATTACCACAGCTCTTGCACGCGCTCATGCGGTAGCAATTGATAAGGCAATCCTATACGGTACTCCTTCACCTAGCATTACTAAGGGTATTGCAGGCGGAACTGGGGCTGACAAAGGCGCTGGTCTCCAAGCAAGTACAGCAGCTTGTACAGCCCAGCTTGATGGTGCACCTGCATTCGCAGACACTATGCTTGAAGTTGGTCGTGCAGCTATGGGCAAGTATGCAGTTAACCCTGCTGATATTGTCTATGTTGTTACTATCGATGCCTACTACGATCTACTTGCACAATCGGACGGAAAGTTTGTGACTGTAGATAAGGCTGGTTCTGATATGGCTACCAACATTAACGGTCAGATGGGTACTATATTTGGTTCTCCTCTTATCGTTTCAGCAGAGCTTGCTCCTGCTAACCAAGGCACGGTTGCTTGTATTATCAATACTAGCCGCTATGTTGTTGGAAGGCTCAAGGGAGTTAGCATCGAAACTGACTACGAAGTTGGTAAGCAGCGAAATGTTCTGGTTGCTAGCCAGGCATTAGGATTTAAGTCACTTGAAGGTACTTCAGGTGCTCATACCTTAACCCTCGCAGCTAACGCTTAATAGCATTTTGATTACTTTTAGTAATCATGGAAACTGGGGGAGGTTCTCCTCCCCTAAGTTTTTACTAATTGACTTATGGCAGATTTAATAACATTAGCTAGTTATAAAGAAGCAGAAGGCTTAAGTACTCCAAAAGAGGATTTGAGAATTAATGCTTTAATACCTTCTGTAAGCCAATTAGTAAAGACTTATTGTGGCAATAGTTTTGTAGATTTTTATTCAAGTAATAAAACAGAAACTTTTAATATTGATTGGGGCACCTATATTGTACAACTTACTGAAAGCCCTGTTAATACCATTGTTAGTGTAGAAGAACGACAATCTTATAGTGGTTCATATTCTACACTGACAACAGGAGCGTATGAATACGCTTTAGATACTAAAACAGACAGTATTTTACGCACTAATTCCGGCAGCTATCAAAACTGGGCTCGAGGAGTAGACGCAGTTAGAATAGTATACAAAGCAGGCTATAGTGCTGTGCCAGACGATTTAAAACTGGCAGTAATTGATTTAATCACTTACTACTTGAAAGACGAACATAAAGAGCGAAGAACAATACAAGGAGCAAGCATACAAAATGCTGCCAGTTCTTCACAACGAGACAATGTTGCTTTTCCAGACCACATAAAACGAGTCCTAGACTTGTATAAGAATTTTTAATGAGTAAGGCATCTCAAGAAAGATTTCTTAGTGAACTCGATGAATATCTTCAAGTATCTGTTGCAGCATACAGAAGGTATCAAGCGAATAAAGTCACCCATGTATTTACTGTTACAAAAAAAGCTTTAGCTAGAGGAATCGTTGATACTTTAAAGAAGTCCAATGTAGATCGTAAGCAAATCGCAGAACTTTTAGCTGCTATAAAGCCCGATATTACTGATGTTTTCAACCTTATAAAGCAAAGAGCCAGAGATAGGTTCGAAGGTGAAAATATAATAGTTGGTAAAGTAATAAAGGATACTGACCAGAGATTTGTAGGCATTTTTATGGCTACAAAACAGGAGAATGGAAGAGCTAGAGGGATTTATGCCCAGGTTTTTAGAACTTATGGGAATCAGCTGGATGCTTTTGCAAAAATAATTGCACAGAAATCTGAAGAAATAATAGGGCAATCTTACGGAAGTAAGGCAAAAAACTATTACAACTTAGAACACGCGCAACACCAAGGTATTGCAGAATCTCAGATACGTGATGGCATTTATAATGCGGCTGGAGAACTAAACGATATAGACGTCTCTGAAGTTAAGAAATGGCTTTCTTCTAGAGGTATTGATTTAAGACTAATACGAAATACAAAAACCGATACAATGAGTGTATTTATCGGTTCTAAACACGCAAATATTGAAGAAGGTGGTGCGGTACGTTCCGCTAAAACTCTTCTAACAGATTTAGTAAAAGAGTCTAGAAAATTTTTAGAAGATAACGAAGGAAAAATTTTAGACATGCCTGGTTCGGATTCGTTCACAGGAATAGTTAGAAAACAAACAATAGAATCAGTAGTAAAAAAGTTTAAACAAAAAAAGGGCGTTAAAGTTAAACATGAAAATATAAAGTATACTCTTAAAAAAGACGATACAACAAAAAAAGCCCCAAAACAAAAAAATACTATTGCAAAATCTTTACAACTAAAAGCGGTAGGAGCTGCAGGAGCCCCTCGAAGAACAGGTAAAAGAACTCCTAAGCCCAAGATAGAATTAGCCCAAATATTAGGTATACTTAATAATCAGCTACCAAAACAAGTAGCAGCAAATATGGGAAGCCCCCGATTAGAAAACAGAACAGGAAGATTTGCACAAAGTGTACGGGCTCTAGACGTAAGTAGAACAGCACAAGGGTTTCCTAGTATTGGTTATACTTATATGAAAGATCGATATGGGCATTATGAAAGCACAAGCGGAAGCAGATTTGCAGATGCTGATCGAGACCCCAGACCTTTAATCGATCAATCAATACGAGAAATAGTAATAGGTTTTGGTTTAGGAAGACTTTATACTAGGAGATTATAATGACCTCAAGAGTATATGCCTCAAGAAGGAAACGGATTGTTGACGGTCTTGTTACTAAATTAAAAACAATAAATGGTCAAGGAGCGTTCTTAACAGATGTTGGAGAAAATGTACATCCAACTCTAAAATTCTGGGACGAAGTAGATGAGTTCCCCGCACTCCATCTAAATGCAGGAAGTGAAACACGCGAATACAGAACCGCAGGAGTACGGGACAGATTTCTTTCAATAACAATTCGATGTTATGTTCAGGAAGAAGATGCTCAAGAAGCATTAAATGAACTAATGGAAGATGTTGAAACAGTTATTGAAGATAATTCAAGATTAGAGTATACGGATAAACTAAATAATGTTTTTCATACTCAACAGATTACCGTCATCAGTATTGATACTGACGAAGGTGTACTTGAACCCCTAGGAGTAGGCGAAATGCTAATAGAGGTTCGTTACTAAGAAAATTCTGACACGAATAAACATTCACGATCAGGCTTTTCAAGTTCATAGTGGGAGATAACTATGGCCGAATATTTACATTTTAGTAGAGACTCACGTCTTTACATGGCAAAGGATGGGCGTCTCTGGTCTATTCCCGTGCTTGATGGATTTAGTTTTTCTCAAGCAACGAATGCATCAGAAATAACATTGAATGAAATGGAAGATGCCTCGGGTAGATCACGTAGAGGTCGTAAAATGTTTACTGACTCTCTATCTGCTGCCGAATGGTCTTTTAGTACCTATGTTCGTCCTTTTAAATCAGCAGGAAATTCTGGAAGCGCGCTGACAGGAACCGGCTCCATTAAAGGAATAGCAGACAGTACTGCAACGCATCATCACGCAGTAGAAGAAGCTCTTTGGGTTGCAATGGCAGGACAAAATACTTATACAGCAACTACGGGTAAATTCCAGCACAGCGCAGCAGGCGGTGCGATAAGTAGCATAGCCTTATCCAGTACTCAAGGTAGTGGAAATGCCGTAACAGATGCCGATAGAACAGCAGGAACCTATAATATTGCTATACCTACTGCGGCTTCTGGAACAAGTACAGGTGCTACTGTATCTGGGGGCTCAACACAGGCAGGAACAAATGCAGTTATACAAGTTGTAATAAACGGAAGCGGAACTGCAAGTGTATCAGTCACAGAAAGAGGTACAAAATTCGATAGTGCAAATAAAATCATTATAGATAGTGAGCTTATTGGCGGAGCAGCCGGCGATGACAACTTATCTATTGATGTAACTTCTGAATCTTTTACTTCTGATGCTACAGATATGGATATTAATTTCTATGACTCTAGCCGTGCTTCTCTTGCTACTTTCGACCTTTACTATGTATTTAGTGACAGAAGTGCTGGTCGATTGATCTATAAGCTAGAGAATGCTGTTGTTAATGAAGCATCCATTGATTTTGATATTGATGGTATTGCAACAATTAACTGGTCAGGAATGGCGGGACAAATTAAAGAAGTTCCAACGGGGTTAGGTGCTGGACAGTATACTGCTCAAGATTCCTATCCAAACCCAGCCGCTGCAGGAGCAATATGGATCGATACTAATGATAGTGACCGATTCTATATGTCAACCAGTGCAACTAACGCAGAAGCTACTTGGTGGGCGGCTATTGATGAAGCAAGTACAAGTACTTCTAACTTTATTCGTAACCGACTAACTAACTTAACGTTAGCTCCTGAAGGAGACAAAGCTGCAGGAACAGGTTTTGTGGGAACTACTACATTTACGAATGCAGCAGGAAACTCAGATAGCTATGAAGCGTCCTACTCTGTGGCAATCACAGGCGGAAACGTAACCATTAGTAATAATATTAGCTATTTGACACCAGAAGAACTCGGTAAGGTTAACCAGCCAATCGAGCACATTACAGGAACACGATCAGTTACTGGAAGCCTCACGTGCTACTTAGCTAGCTCTGACGCAGCCACTAACAGAAGCCGGGACTTGTTTGCTGATCTTGTATCTGATACTAATACGGTTATTAACAAGTTTGCCATCAAACTTCAAGTGGGTGGAACGGACACTACGAAGCCTCGTTTTGAGATCGATATGCCAACCGCACACTTGGAAATACCTAGCCACTCTATCGAGGATGTGATTTCTTTGGAAACCAACTTCCACGGTCTGGGTACAGGTGTTAGTGAAGGTGACGAAGTAACGCTTAAATATATCGGAGTATAATAACCCCTAAAAAATAATTCTTGACATTTGTGGTGTTTTGAAATATAATATAGGGTAAAGATTAGGGGGTCTTTTTGGCCCCCTTCTTATATTGAAGAGACGAAATGCCAAACCTAAGTTTTAAGAAAGAAGTCGAAGTACGAGTCGTCTATGGAACTACTCCGACTCGCTATAAAATAGATGTAACTGAAATTGAGTTTGGACAAACTTTTCAAGAAAAGAGTTATGAAGTAAAAACATTACATAACCAATCAAGTTTTGAAGGCTCTGTAATAAATAGAGCAAACCCTGCAGAGTTTAGCTTAAGTTTTTATTTAGTACAAGAAGATAAGCATAAAATATTATTTGATCGTCTTCTTGATTCTGCAACATTTGATATGTACATTTCAAATCCGGGAAGCCCTCCGTTAGGTTCTTTGCCTGACCCTGTTCCGGATCAAGTTTGGAAGCTGGAAAACTGTGTTATTCAAGATGGGAATTTCGAGATTAATAAATCTAGACCCCTGAGATTAGGCATAAGTGGAGAAGCTGCAAAACTGTCAAAATTTAGTGGGACGATTCCAGGTAGTGAACCAGCGGCAACTACTTCGACTTATATCGTACCCACTCTCGCCACTCTAACGCTGGGGTCTGATGATGTTTCCAGTTCTGTAATTGGAGTAAATGTAGAATTACAGAATGATATACAATGGAATAGATATGATACTTTACAAGGTGCGGCAGCAGTAACTAATGTAGCCACAACAATGTATCCCAGTGCTTTTACACAAGGGAAACAGGTGCTTGGAGGAAGTATTCAAAAGTACCTAAATGAAAGAAGTACTAGTGTATTAACTTGGGATTCAGATACTAGTTTTAGGTTAAAAGCAGGAACCAAGGGCACCTTTTATGGAGTAGATTTTAATATTAGTAATTGTTCATTTACAAACAGGATGTCGGCCGGCGGTATATTTGGGGAGGAATATAACTGGCGAATGACTCAAAGACCCACAGCGCTATCTAGCGTTATAACTTATACCACAACATAGGAGTATGTGATTTTATGGAATTAAAAAAATTAGTAGTCGACAGTAAAGCCAAATGGATAGAATTTGGCGGACTCGACGGGTTCTCAGTAGAGATAGCAAACCTCTCACGAAAAGAATTAACAGGTATACGTAAAAAGTGTACTACAACAAAGTTTAACAGGAAAACAAGACAAGCAGAAGAAGTACTTGACGAAGATAAATTTGTTACCGAGTTCACACGTAAAACTGTGCAAAATTGGAAAGGTTTAACTTTGGCGCATTTGGAAACTTTAATCCTAGTTGATATAGACGATCAAGATCCTACTAAAGAAGTTGAGTATTCGGAGGAAAATGCCGAAGTACTCGTAAGTCAGTCAGCAGAATTCGATACTTGGCTCAACGAGGTAGTCTTTGATCTCGATAACTTTCGTAGTGAGCCAAAGGGAGAAGTGCCTAGAAAGACTGGAGGAACTGTTCAAAAATCTTGATACTGGAATGACCGCAGAGCGGTACTTCGAGATGCAAGAACAAATGGGACTAGAGATCGAGGAAGACAGAATTCCTCCTTCGATGGAAGATTTTCCAGAAATTGTTGAAAATGCGTTACAGCTTTTTAACCGACTAGGAGATAGAGTATACCCCGAAATAGGTTATATAGGAAAAGATTATACAAATCTCAAACTATATATGAATGTTTATGGAATAGAGGAGGAAGACAAAGATTTTCTTCTAGAAATTATAGAATGGTTAGACGCCAGAGCTATCAAAAAATCGCAAGAACAATTAAAGCGAGAATATGATAAGATGAAGAGAAAGTCTAGTGGCAAATAGTATTACATTTAAAGTTAAAGTCGAAAAAGACGGTAACTTAAAAGTTATTGCTAAAGAAGCAGATAAAGCGTCTAAGTCAACCGATGATCTTAGTCGATCCACTGATCGAGCCACAAAAAGTCGTAGTAGGTTTCATAAAGCAGAAAAAGGAGTAGGCCAAGCAGGTCTCTCTAGCGCAAAAAGTTTTTCAAAAATGAATCAAACCATGGGCGGAAGCTCAGGGTTGGTTGCGGCTTATGCAACGTTAGCCGCTAATATCTTTGCTCTTACTGCTGCATTCGGAGCACTTTCAAGAGCGGCCCAAGTAGAAAAACTAAAAGATGGTATGATAGCAATGGGGCAAGCCTCAGGTATCGCTATGAATCATCTATCTAGGGGTCTTATAGAAACAACAGGCCATGCAATAAGCATGGAAGAGGCAATGAGAACTACGGCACAAGTTACTAGTGCCGGTTTCGGAGCCGACACAATAGAACGCTTAGGTAATGTTGCAAGAATAGCCAGCCAAGCACTTGGTCGAGATTTAAATGATTCCATGCAGAGAATCACTCGAGGTGCTGTTAAAATGGAACCAGAACTACTTGATGAAATTGGTATTATGGTTCGTCTTGATGAAGCCACGGGTAGATACGCTGATTCGGTAAATAAATCTGCAGACGATTTAACAAACTTTGAAAAACGTCAAGCTTTTATGAACGCTGTTCTAGAAGAGGGTGAACGTAAATTTGCTGCAATGGCAGATGTAGAGGTAAACCCGTATGCAGTTTTAGCTGCAACCTTCTCTGATTTAACCACTAAATTAATCAATCTTGTCAATGAAGGCTTAAAACCCGTAGTCACACTACTAGGAGGAAGCGGCACGCTATTAGTTAGTGCTATGTTGATTTTTGCTTCAACTGTGGGTAAAATGACAGCTCCTGCAGTAGGCGTACTAGTCGGGAAGCTAGGACAATTATCTGCTGCTAATGCAGATGCAGCAGTAAAACAAGCTATGCTTATTGGAGCCCAAGGAAAAGGCTCTAAGAAAATGCAAGAATTAAAAAATGATCTTGCTAAAGGAAAAATAGAAACAGATAAATGGGCTTCTGGAATAGCTGGAGCAAAACGGTCTGTAATCGGGTATCAAACAGCTCTAGATAAAAATATGAAGAGTCTAGGGCAATATGATGCAAAAACTCGCGCATCTGTTATTGCTTTAAGACAAGCCAAAATAGAACATTACTCTCTAGTTAAAGCAAAATTAGCATTAGATATTGCTAATATTAAAAATTCTGCTACTAATTCTGTTACCACTCTTCAAACACAAGGCCTTATTGCAGGTATGAGAGTTCTTAAGACAGAGATTTGGGGAATAGCGGGAGCAACAATGGCAGCTTCCAAAGGAATGGGCTTATTAGCAGGAACAATGGTGGCTTTAAGAGGTGGAATTGCAATATTAACTACGGCTTTCGCAGCGTTGGGTACTGCGATAATGGTTTCTTTAAATGTTATTGGACTACTTATTGCGGCCTTCTATGCTGTTAAAATGCTCTGGGATTCGTTTATGGAGAGGTCTAAAGGCAAAAAAGAGCTTGCATTAGAAAGTGCTATAGAACGCTCTAATTTGGCCTTGGATGACCTTACCACAAATTTACAAGAAGTTGATAGTGCTTTTGATGGAACTTCTAATAAAATTACTACTTTGTCTGCGAGATATACAGCCTTAAATAATATAATGAGCACTACTCAGCATGAGTTTAGACGATTAAATAAAGCCCAGGCAGAAGCAGATAAAGAATCAGGTACAACTAGAACGACAGCGTCCGAAAGCCAAATGGAATTTGTTAAAAAACTTTTAGATGGCTCTGAGCATCTAACTGCTAAATTTAAAGAATTAGGCCCCGAAGTTCACACAGCTTTAATGAATGGGGACGTCGCAGCCTCTGCTCTTACTGGCACAATGGAAGAATTATTTAAGTGGAGTGATGAAACAAATAAACGATTTGCTGGGTTTGCAGATTCCATCAAGGCTTTAGGAGACCCAATGGACGCTTTCTTTGCTAGTTTTAAAACCAAAACTAGTGCTGATGAAATGGTGGCCGGCTTAGACGATTTAGTTAAGTATATGGATAACTTCGGAGGTAAGACTTCCGAAGAGTTTGTAACTGCTTTTTCAGAAAATGCAAGTCCTGCAATGGATAAGCTTCTAGGAATACAACGAGATCTAAATGGAGAAATAATACTAGGGGAAGGAGGCTACGACGCTTTAGCTGCTAATATTAAGAAAGGTATTCCTGATCTTCAAACAGCTTTTAGAGAGCAGCAAAAACAAGAAAGACTAAATAAAAATAACTTAAAAACTCTGAAAGCAGAGCTTAAGCTGCACCAGTCTCGAAAATTAATTGCAGGAGAGAGCTCAAAAGTCTGGGAAAAAACCAGAGAAATAAATGAAGCAGACAGGAATACTTTGCAGCAAAGAATAGATATGCTTGATATTGCGTTAAAAACTGATAAGGATAACAAAGATATAATTTCAGAAAAGAAAATGTTACAAAGTCAAATTAATGTACTGTTAGAACAAAATCTGACTTTAACTGATAAAGAAATTATGGCAGGCAAAGAAAGCCTTCGTATCGCTGAACAAAAACAGAAGGGAATGAAACAAGCCACCAAACTGTTAGGAGACATGTTAAAGGCTCAGCAAGCTATACTAAATCTTGAAGAGAGTAGCGCGCGTTTAGAGATGGAGCGAGCAAATAGACAAAACGTTCTTAAAGGTTATAGATCAAAACTATCAGAATTTCAAATTCTTCAAGCAATGGTAGGAGAAGAAAAAGAATATTATAAATTAGTATATGAAAATGGTAAGCTTGAAAGAGTTAAGGCTAAGGACAAGGGAGACTTATTAACTCGGCAAAAACAAGTGGCTCTTGACGAAGCCACCTTGAAAAAAGTTCAAAATGATATGGAATGGGAAATTCTAGGGTTGAAAATGTCCCTCTTGAAACTAGAATTTAAAAGATTACATGAAGAAAGAGAAAATATTAAGAAGAAGCAGGATCCTACATATGAAATAAAACCATTTGACGAAGCTTCTGTTCCCGGACTAAAAGTTATTGATGCTATTATGGCGAATAAAGAAGTCTGGAAGAAAATGCAAGATCAGGCAGCAGATGCGGTCGCTCAAGGCATAATAAATGGTATTGATAGTGCGTATGAAAAGCAAAAAGAGAAAGTCGAAGAAATACTAAGGTCTGGAGGCGGTGGAGGCACTTTATCAGAAAGATTTCGCAATTTTTCTGAAGCTGGGGGCGCAGAATGGCTTAAAGATGATGATGTTGCAGTATCTAAAAAAGTTGAAGCAATTAAAGGATTAACGCAACCTTTAGTAGATCAACTTGCGAAACTCGGTCCTCAGGGAGCACTAATTGCTTCCGTTGTAGAAGGCGCTTTTGTAATGACTCAAGCTTATATGAGAATGGCAGAAACTATAAACAGTGCTTCGGGCCCTGCCGCTTCCGCTGAGAGGTCTGTAGCAGCTTTAACCGCTTTAAGCGCAACAATCGGACAATTTGGCAATATTTATGCAGCAGCCTCTGCAAACAAGGTAGCAGGAATTGATAAAGAAATTGAGGCGGAGAAGAAAAGAGATGGTAAATCGAAAGAAAGCGTCGCAAAAATTCAGGCTTTAGAAAAGAAAAAAGACGCACAGAAAAGAAAAGCTTTTGAAATGAATAAAAAGCTGCAAATGGCTCAAGTAGTTATAAGTACTGCAGTAGGAATGATATCCGCGATGGCTCCAGCACCAATGGGACTAGGACCCTTATTTGGTCCTATACTGGCCGGAATGGTTGCAGCCATGGGTGCGGCCTCTTTAGCTATGATTGCAGGGACTTCTTATCAAGGAGGAGGAGGATCTGGTGTGGGGGCGAGCACTCCTTCAAGTGTGTCCGTAGGGAGCAGAAAGGCTTCATCAGATCTAGCAAAGTCTAAGTCAGCCCGAGGCGAGCTAGCGTACTTCCGAGGCGACCAAGGTGTTGGAGGCGCAGAAAACTTCCGTGGTGCTTTCTACGGCAAAAAGCATAGGGCTATGGGCGGAACCACAGGTTATGTGGTCGGAGAGCAGGGACCAGAATTATTTATGCCAGATCGTCCAGGTACTATTGTACCTGCAGACGATACTGCGGCAATGGCAGGAGGAACTTCAAACGTTACCTTTAATATCAGTGCAGTAGATGCAGCAGGAGTAGAAGAAGTGTTGCTTCAACAACAAGGACATATTATATCAATGCTAAGAACTGCAGCTAATTCATACGGTGAAGAATTTATGGAAGAAATAGACGATCAAGTTTTAACTCCTCACCAAGGCTTTGTATCGAGATACTAATATGGCTTTTTCAACAGTACTACCAGATCCTTCGAATAAAAGAACTTACTGGGGCGCGGCGGATACAAGCGGAGATGCCGGGCCTGGTTTTGC